AAGTTCTCTAAAATTAAGATTTCTTTTAGCAGTATCTTCTATATCTTTTGTAACATTTGTAGCAGTTTCGTAATATTCATATACTCTTGGAAGATGTTCTATCATTTCTGGGCTAAGGTCACTTAATTCTTTTTGTTGTTCAGGAGTCAAACTCATAACCCAATTTGAAGGCACTTCCCCCACAGTATGTAAAATAGCTTTTTCCATGCCTTGTACATTTCCTGTAGAAGGAGGATAATAATTTGTCAAATCTTTTTTAGATGGTAAATGATAACTTAAAGCACCATCATATTCTTGGTCTTCTAATGAATATTTAGATTCTTCTTTTAATCTATCTTCTAATGGTTTATCACTCATCGTCGCCCTGCAACTGAGAAATAACTGCTCCTCTAATTACTTGGGCTGCGGCAGCTTTAACTGCTGGAATTTTTGAATTTGCAAACAAGTCCATAGCGTTATCTACTGCAGTTGCTCGTTGTTGTTCTAATTCTGTCATAGGAGGAGCTTGAACTCCCATACCTTGACCAAATGGTAAACCATCACTAGCTAATCCACCTTGATTAGGAGAGTTAGCTACAAAGTCTCCAATGCCACCTAAACTTAAACTTCCAGGAGCTTGCGGAGACATTCTTTGAGCTCCAGCACTAGGTAATGGATTATCTCCTTGTACTCCTAAAGACATACCAGCATTAGATGCCATATTTTCTATTTCTTGTTTACCACCAGAAGGTAAACCACCTAAGTCAGTAATCTGTGACGGTCCTTCAGCCATATTAACCTCCTATACCTAATGCTCCTAAAGAAGGTAAACTAGCAGCTTCAGGTGGTAATTGTCCACCTTGCGGTAAACCACCTTGCGGCGGACCACCAGGAGCTGCACCTTGCGGTAAAGCTTGTTCTTCAGGTTGCAAATCTTCTAACAATTTATTTACTACTTCATTTAAATCTACATTTTCTTTGCCCATGTTTTGCAACAGTTGAGCTGCAATCTGTACATTACCTTGAGCAGCTTGTTGGTAAATACCTTCCATCAGAGAATCTGTTACTCTCTGTCTCACAATTCTTACCTCTTCCCTAGAAGGGTCTTCTAAGAAATCCATTTCATCTCTTGCAGTCTCTCTAGATATTAAATTTTGATTAAGGTTCATAGCAAGTCGCATCTCTCTGTTAGATGGATCTGTTCCAGCACCAATACCGTACCTGACATTGTTGTCATAATGACCTGCAATATCTCTTGACGGTATAAAAATTTCTGGTTTCTTTCTGTCAGCTGCATCTCCGTGAATAGTCTTTTCTCCATCACAGTAATGCTCATCAAAAGCTAACAATATTTGCGTAGCTTTTTCTAAGAACGATTCAAACTGTTTATGTGCTAAAGCAAGTCGTGCATCAATTTGTCCCATAGATGCTTCAATACCACGAGCAGAAACAATACTTGCACCTGGATCACCACTAAGTTGACCAGGAAAAGATGCTTGAGAACGTGCTTCAGAAGCAAGTCGTCCAATTAAATCTTTTGCATCAAAGTGACTACGAGATTGCATTCTCTCCATACGAGCTTCAGGACTTCTTCCGTGTATTACGGCACCAGGACCGAAGTCATCTGGATTCATAACATCATACTCGAACACAGGTGGATAGACTTCTTCTTCAGAACTTGTAATTGTAAGAGTCATTAACCTGTGCATTGTTCGTAGTATGTGTCTCGTTTGATCGAATATTCCTCTGCATTGTCCGTCAAAAGATGGAACTGATACTTCAACAACAGGTACTTTACCAAGCTTATTCTTTTCTTCTGTAAGAATAATGCCTGTTCTTTTTTGCATACCTTCTCTTGATGCATCAGCAATCATGTGTACGTATTTGTCAGGGAAAAACCAAAACCATTCCTCTACTTCTGTAATCTTAGGATCTAAGACTCCTCTAGCAGCAGGATATTGTTTAAGAATAATGTCTGTAGATACCTTTTTAGCTACCAATAATTCAATAATATTTCCTTTAGTATCTTTAATTGGATAGCAATATCTAGGGTCTAATCGTTGTAGATAAGGGTCTCTTTTAGCAGGTTCTTCAGAAAAATCAGCCCAAACACCACAATATGCGGCTCCAGCTCCTGCGTAATCGCCCCACCATTGAGCCATAAGCTCATTAATGTTAGAACTTGACCATAGTTCTTGCGTCCTACGTTCTCTTTTCCTTGCAGCTCTTTCGCCGCCTTTTAAATCTTTATTAACTGGTACAGGAATTCTAACTGATGGAATAACGGCACCACCAATAGCAGACCAATGATGTATACCCATTTCAATAATATTTGCAACTGAGGGAGCTTCTGCAGTAGCAGTTAAGTTAGCCCAAAGCATGTGCCACTCTCCATTAACAACAGTGGTTATTTCTTTTACTCGTTCTTTCCACTCAGCATGTGTTTCAATTAATTGATTTCTCCTGTCCCAATATTGTTGTGACGGAGATAGGTTTCTACCTGCTGAACTTGCATTTTCTAAAGGTGTACCAAAATTTAAATTGCTCATTTATTCCTTGTAAACATTCTATCTCTTATAATAGGCGGAATATTTCGTCTTGACACGACTTTTGTTAAATCTACACTAAAAAATGTAGAATTCTTGCATTCTCCGTTTGCAATCCACAAAGCGATCAAAGCGTCCTGTTGTTTCGCCCAAGGAAATACTAGCATATCATCTATCAATGGTTCAAGCTTTGTTTTATCTTGTACAGTAGCTGAAGGAAACGCTATTAGACCACTATAAAATAATGCTTGCATAGCACCTACCCCATACTCTTCATCCCATTTGGATCCTCGTTTTTTACCAGCACCAGTTGTTATATGTTGTATCATTCTTGTACCTGCCCATTCAGCACGTTGTTTCACAGTATCATCTCCTAAGATAGTCGGAGCAAAGTTTGTTTCTATAACTGTATAAGCAACTCTATGGTCTTTATATTTTTCCCAGAACTCGTACATTAATTTATTTCGTACACCAGTAGCACCTAATCTAAATCCTACAAAGATATCAACAACAGTCCTCACGCCTGTTTGAGGATTGTACGCAAGCAAAACTGATGCAGCTCGACCAGTCGTTGCTGGATCAATACCAAGTATTAAAATTTCGTCAGGATACACTTGACCAATACTTCGAGCAGAACCTAGCTCTAAAGCATTGTCTATAAGTTCTTGTTTAAAAATACCTTCTTCGTTTTGTACATCTTGTTGTTGGTACACAAGTTTCCACCTGAGCGGATCTCTAGAAGATATCTCATTTCGTATGTCTCTTAGTCCAGGTATAAAAACTTCTGTATCAATTGTTTCATCATGTTCCCACTTGCCATCTAAAGACCAATACTCGCTCCAATTAGCTTTTTCCTTGTCAGTATGTTCATCTAAAATTGCAGGTATAGAAACATGTTTAAATATTCTATGTTCTTTCCAAGACTCTTTCCATTGTCCATAATTATCTAGTGGGTGAATTCTTGTACCGTTAACTAGGGTCTGTCCTCTCTGCGCCCTAGACCTTGCCTCCTGTGTAAACCATTCGTCAATTCTTCTCCGCCTAACATCAGTCTGTTGATTCTCTAAAGTCAAAGCATCATCAAGAATAAGTAAGTCAAGTCGTGATCCATATATCTGTTTACCAACAGACAAAGCTTGTACGGTCGGATCTCTTTCTCCAGACTCTCTTTGTCGTATGGTTATCTGGTCTTTAGACCAGCCAAAACCGTCAGCTTTTTGTGACTTAAATCCGTTAAAATCTTCTATTAGATTTCTTTCGGAGTCTTTATAAAGATGCGGGTCAACTAAATATCTTTTAATTCTACCTAACAAGTCCTGTGCCTTTTCCCCAGACTTCGTAACCAGGGCGATTCGAATGTCTGGGTTTTGGCACATTTTGTATACTGGATACCACAAAGCTGATAACGTAGATTTGCCTGACTCAGGATGCCCTAAAACTAAAACAAGTCTTCCTGTAGGATCAGCGAGATTTTTTTCTATCTCAAATTGATGCGGAGCAAACTCAACATTAAAATATAATTTGCAAAATTCAGAAAAGGACATATTCGATAAATCAGGGTAGGAATCCTTAACCGCATCACCAGATCTAATTTGTCGTGCTTCAGCAGCCCAGTCTTTATGTCGCTGCGAGTTTTCTTCCCACCATTTCCTTGTAACACCGATACGCTTACAAGCTTCGGTGTAGGTGAGTCCGTACCTAATACATTCCAGGAAAGACTCCATAGCCCATGCTTTCCAAAGACTTGTACCCTTTTTTGCTGGCGGTGGAGGTAAATATACTTCTGCATCTTTATCGAATTGAAAAACTTCATTGTTGGCTCCAAATATTTGTGCTTTGACTTTTGCCCTATCAGACAACAAATCAGCATCGGACCTTTTAGGTCTACCTGCTTTTATTTCATCGGTCATAAAATTACTATAACACTAAGTTTTAGCTTTACGCCAGGTATTAGACAAGATATCTCGACAAGACCTACACATCCCTTTTTTAATGTCTGAAGGTAAGCCAAACACGTTAATCTGTTTTACACCACAACTTCGGCATCTCATTCGTCCTCCTCTAACAGAGACTCCTGTACCTGTTCAACTCTAGGGACAGGTCTAGAAGTTTCACTCTCTATTATATCCCAACCTTCCTTAGTTACACTATATTGTTTAGATCTTCCCTCACCCGTTTGCTCTACGAGCTCTTCTCTGATAAGCTGAGCCTTTGGACGTTCAAAGCGACCTCCGTCCATATTTGCAGCTTCTCTCCAAGCTTTATTAAAGAATTTCTCTCCTCTGTGTGTTGTGATGTCTCCTAAAGCTTTTAATAAGGAGTAATCTCTTGCTTTCACACCTTCTTGGTACGCAGTCAAACCTGCAGAGCCACTCTCTGGGTCAGCAGTCAACATAAGGGACCATGGCTTAAATGGTTCAGCATCTTTTTGCTTAGTGCATTCCATTTCAATAAAGCCAGAGTCTTGTCCACGTGCAGTTAAGTGAATCGTTGTATCTGCTGATGCTCGTATAACAGAAGATCCTCTCATACTCTCACCAGATTTTGTGTCGTGGTGTACTGCTAGTATGGCTGCGTTAAAGTTTTGCCTTAGTGTATCTATCATAGCTACCACTTGACCCATATCTTGTTGTAGGTTTTCATTAGCACCAACGGTACATCTCTGCAACGTATCAATAACAATAAGTCCTGGGTCCACAGATTCAACTAGGTCGAGAAAATCTAGTTGCTCAGTTGTAGGAAGTTTTCCTGGTGGAGCAAATAAGGGTACTGCGCTCGTGTAATAGAAGACAGGTGGAAATATGGAGGCATTTCTCCTATTCTTCCAAGCGGTTACACGAGCACCTAAGTACCCAACTCCTTCGGCTAGGACATATAAAACTGTGGTCTTTTGTGTCTTCTTACCAAACCATGTCCAACCGTTAGCTATGGTATTAGCCCAGTCTAATGCTAAAAATGTTTTTCCGACACCTGCATCAGAGTGCAACACCGTAAAGCCCTCTTCCATAATAAAATCCTCAATAAGCCATTCAGGTGGTTTGAGCTTGGTAACGTCTTCGCCTTTCAGGACTTTTAACTTTCGATAGTTATCTGCCCCTCGATGATGCTTTAATAAAAGCTTTAGTCTCTCTGGTACAATCATATTCCTCCATATTCGTATTGTTATACTACAACACCTGTAATTTTAGTCCAACAGGTTTGGACTAAAAGTTAGTCCAAAGGCACCTGGACTAACTTACACAAATGTTTACTAGGGTTTCTTGTTTAGTCCAATAGCTATAAGGGTTTTTAAGAATGCCAAAGTTAGTCCACTTATGTCCACCCTTTAGGGTGGACTAAGGGACTAATGGGACTCTGTTTAGGGGACTTAGTAAAGGATATATGATCAATATATATATTAATCAGTCTATATATAGGTTTTTGAGAGTTTTTAAGGGTTTTCGCAAAATTAATGTGGGGACTTTCCTTAGGTTAGGGAAGGGGCTTCTTATGTTTGTCGTTTGTCTTGTTCTCTCGATTGGTGTCCTAAGAAGGCCCCTTCCATTGTAAACAATGTCGGTCGTGCCTCCCTCCTTGTTTACTCAAGCAAGAGAAAAAAAAGAAAATAAAATCATTTAACTTGCAAGCTAGTTGCAACAAACTTTTGTAAAGATACAAAAGATTGACCAAAAGATCTAAGCTTTCTTTA